GAATGACAGGCCCCGGCCCGCTTTCAAGCCGCTCTGGGTGAGCGTGAATTGCGCCTCGGCCCGGTCGGCGTAGAACTCCACCGGCTGGCCACGGAGCCGGAACTTCGTGACGTAGATGGTGCCTGCGTCGGTCTTCTCCAGCCGAAGCGTGAAGCGCCCGCCGCCGAGGTCGGTCACGGTCGCCGTCAACGCGGTCGTTTTGTCGGTGCCCGTGCCGTCGATGGCCGTGTTGGCGAGATAGTCATACACCGCGTCCAGCGTGGTCAGCGCGACGTAAGCGGCATTCGCCTGGAACGTCCGTTCCCACACCTGGCCCGCCGTAAGCGCCATGCTCGTGGCCGTCGGCTTCGTAAACATGTTCTGAGAGAACTCGAATACCGGCGTGTCAGCCTGGCCGGTGCGAAAGACCGTCGCTCGGGCGGATACCTGCGTCACCAACTCCAACGGGTTGAGATCGTAGTCAGCCGCCACCGGGACGATGGTCGTGCCGTCACCCCACGTTGCATCGGGCGTGCTGCCCAGCCGGCTGTTGCGCGCCTCAAAGCGAACGCGCCCCGTGGCGTCCGGGTAGAGCATCCCGCCCATCTCCGAGGCTGCCACCTGCATCATCGCTTCCATGGGGTTCTCACCCACGCAGAAGTGCATCGGCAGGTCCTGTACGCCGTCGTCAAAGTTGAGGTCGCCCGCCACGAATCCAAGCGCCGTGGCGATCGCGGTCAGCGCCCCATCAGTGTCTCGCGTGGTGGAAGCCGTGACGTTTACCGGCTCTCCGTCGCGCATCAACGCGAACAGGTCGTCGCACTCGACCTGACACATCGAGACCGCGCCCGCCCTCCATGTCGTGTGCCATCGCATCGCGTAGCCGGTCCAGAGCGTGTAGGCGACGGTGGCATGGGTAGCGGTCAGCCGGATGGGTACGCCCGGCTCCAGCAATCCATAGAACGCGGATGCGCTGTTCTCAGGGGTGAAGTCTCCGCCTCGGTTCGAGAGCGCGAGCGTGAGCCGTGATGTCATGGGCTTGCCGTCGCGCCCGATGCCGCGCGAGATGCGGGCGCCGCTGCCGGGCTTCTCGACGTACCCCGTGAGGTCCGTGCTCCATGACCCGTCGCGGTCGAAGTCAGCAGTTATGCTCCAGGTGATGGTCATCAGTACGCCCTCGCCTGTTGCATCGCCACGGCGGTCGCGATGGTCTCGCCGTCGATCTGCACGTTGACGGTGATGGGCTGGTTGCTGCCCCCGAACGGCTGCTGGATTACCGCCCCTGAACTGTCACGCTGGCCGAACGCGCCGCCGACCAGCCACGGGTACGTCCATACCTTGTTCTCTTCGTCCCACACGAGATTCTGGCCGTACGCGCCGCTTGGGGCATTGCCGCCCGTAGTGCCACCAACCATCGCCGGCTCACCTTTCCCGCCGCCGCCTGTAATCAAGCCCACGGCTGCGATCCCACCGTACAGCGATGCCCCTATCGCTGCCGCCTCCTTTTCCGCGATCTGCTTGAGCGTTGCCGCCATCGCTTTGAGAGACGCTCCTGCAGGTACGAACCCGGCCTCCATCCCTGACTGGAGACCCTTCATGATCGCTTGCCCTTCTTCTTTCAGCAAAACGAGGTCTTTTTCAAGCGGACCTTTGAGGCTCTTGATCTTGCCACCAAGTCCCCCGACCCAGCCGGACACCTCGCCCCATGCTGCTTTCATGCCGTCCCAGAGGCCGGTGATGATCGCCTTGCCGATGTCATACAGCCACCCGGCCGCGCCCGCGAAGAAGTCCCCGATGTGCCGCGGCAGGTTCTGAAAGAACGGCACGATCCAGCGCGTCCAAATCTCCGTGATGCCGTCGAACAGCCCCTGAGCCAGATCCTTGCCGAAGGCAAGCGCAATCGCGATGAACGCCTTCATCGCGCTCCAGAAGAGATCGAAATTGTCCTTGATGCCCTGCAGCATCCCTGTGACGATCTGCTTCGCGTTTTCCCACGCACCCTTCCAGTCCCCCTGCAGGATGTCCACGATCATCGCGATCACGTCGCGCACTACCCCGAGCTGCGTATTCACAATCTGCGCCACTGCCGTGATCACCGGCTTAATGGAATCCCAGTTCTCTTTGAACTTGTCCACGACGTACTTGACCGCAATCACGATGTTGTCGAACGCGGGTTTCAGGTCAGACTCGTAGTACGCCTTGAACTGCAGAAACTGCTTCCGCGCTTCCTGGGCAAACGCCACGAGGTAGGGCGTCGCGAAAATCACGAACTGCTGGATCGCCTGCGACGCATCCCGTGCGAACTGCGTCAGGCCCACGACAATCTGGTCAACCGTCGGCTTGATGTTTTCCTGGTACCACGCGATCCAGACCGGCCCATTCTTGAGCAGATAGTCGGCCATCCTGGTCATAGCATCCAACGTCGCGGTCGCCATCGGCTCCAGCCCGACCATGACCCGCGCCTTCATCAGCGAAAACTTCTCGCCGAAGTCCGCGGTGGAATCTGCCGTCTGAAGGATCGCCCCCTCCGTGTCGCCCATCATCGCAACGAGATCATCAACCGCGAAGCGTCCCTCGCGGATGGCCGCCGCCATGTCCGGGCCAGCGCGCGCGCCGAACAGCTCCAGCGCCAGGGCGTTCGCCTCAGAGGTCGAACCTGCGTTCTTGATGGCTTCGATCGTCCGGTTCAGCGTCTCCTCAGCAGGCTCCCCTTCGCGAGCCATCTTGCCGAGCGCGATACGAAGTGATCCCATCACCAGCTCCGCATTGACGCCTTCCTTCTCGAACTTCGCCAGCAGCGCAACCGAGGTATCGAATCCGAACCCCAACTGGCGAAGCGGTGCACCGAACTGGACCATCTGGCTACTGAGCTTGTCGATCCCAATCCCGGTCGCCTGGGAAGCCGTGAAGAGCTTGTCCATGGTGGCCGCGCCAGCTTCGTTCTTGATGCCCCAGTCACCCATCAGCCGGGTCACCGACGTGATGTTAGTTTCAAGGTCTCCCCCGGTGATCCGCGTCATTTCGAGCATCGTCGCGGTCAGCTTCTCCAGCGTTGGCCCCGTCGCGCCCGTCCTCGTGTTTAGGTCCGCAACCGCCTTCGACGCTTTCCCCATGTCGGTCGGCACCGACGTAAACACGGTCTTGAAGGTCTTCTCCAGGTCCTTGAGGTTCTGTCCTGTCGCATCGGTGCCTACGGCGATCGTGTCAAAGGCATCGTCGAACGATTGCCCGAGCTTGAACAGCCCTACTCCAGCCCCGACCGCCGCCGTTCCCACCGCCGCGAAGCCAATCGCCGCCGCCTTGCCCATGGTGCCAAACGCCGAGCCGAGCTTCGAGGCCTTGTGTTCAACGTCGTCCAGGCCCTTTATCGCATTTTTGGCGTCCGCCTTGACCAGCACCCTCACTTCATTCGCCACGAGATGCCTCCGGGGGCGGGTGCCCTTCAGCCAGGATGTTGATGTGCACCAGCACCCACGCGGGCAGCGCCGCCGCTATGGGCGGTGTGCAGTGGTATCGCTGGCAGAGCATTTCCAACACCTCGGCCTCCTCCAGTTCGGGCGGCTTGCTGACTACGTTTCCGTCTCCGTCGATTGCTCCTCCGACGTGCCGCCATCTGGCGATGGCTCCTCTAAAGGGGTTCCTACCCCTCGCACGGTTTCCACCCACCGGTCGATGAGCTTCGTCGTGAGCGCCCCGGGGATTTCGTTCGCCAGTGTGCTGGCCGTCAATGGCACCGGCTCACCGTTGCGCGTCCAGTTCCAGCCATCGCAGAGCGAACAGAACAGCTCCAGCGCGGCGATAAATACCTGCTCGGATTCCTCCTCCGAGTCCGATTCGCTGCGCCTGCGTTCAAGTTCCTGGAAGCGCCGGCTGATACGGATCAACTGCATGGCCGGGAGGTCCAATGGGACGCGGATTTCGAGCCCATCGAACGGCGGCTCGAAGGTCATGACTGCGACTCTTGGCTCGTACTCGAATCCCATTTGCGTCCCCCTCTGCTTGTGCCCGGCCGTGCCCCCCGAGGGGACAGGAGGCCGTGCCGGGCGCTGTTCGCGTTAGGCCCAGGTCGGGACGGCACCATTGGCGAGCGAGACCGGTGCACTCCATTTCAGGGAGCCGTCGGCGCCGCGCGTCATGGCGTAGTCGTCGATGTTGACCTCATTGCTCAGCGTCTGGCCGGAGATGGCCAGCGCGAGCGTTCGCACCACCGTCGTCGAGGACATCGTCTTCAGGACGGCATGGCTCATGTTGGCCGCGTCGTTAAAGACTCCGTTGATGGTTGCGCGGAAGTCCGCGAGCAACTGCAGCCGCTCGTTTCCGCTCTTGTCCAGGCCCGTGTCGTCCATGGACGCGCGCGGGGTGCTGAAGTTCAGGTCGTTGACGTCATTGGTGATCGCCTGGCCGGAGCCCGCCGAGTCATCCAGGGTCACCGTCAATCCGATTCCACTTTCCTTGGCCATGGGTTGCCCTCCTATCGGCCGTGCTTGGTGATGTGTTCGTAGGCACCAACGCCTTCGTGGAGACGGTCCACGAACTCACTGGCGCCTACCTGCCGGACCAGCCGGGGGTCCGGGTAGAGTTGCGGCGCGGCGTGCGTGTTGGGCATGCCGTTGAACCCGAGTGGGTGCCGGGCAATCACGCCCGGCGCATAGTGGAAAGTCACGTCGCGCGAATCGTCCGGCACCAGGTGGCCCCGGACGTTCGGGTTGGACATGGACCGCGCCAGCCGCGACGGGCACGGGCAGTTGGCCGTTCCCGACTTGCAGGGCTCGCATGCCCCGCAGAGGGCGCCCTTTCGCGGCGGGGACTTGCATGGCTGGCAGCGCGTGAAGTCCCCGCAGCGGACGCCGGCGGGATGGGTGAAGGGTCGCCCTTCGTCATGGCCGGTGCGCCCGTTCAGGAACCACTCGCAGCCGAACTCCTCGCAGGTGCCGATCCGCATCGGGTTCTTGAAGCCCATCGCCTCCATGCCTGCGACGGGCCGATTCGGGATGATGAGCTCTGGCATATATTCCCCTCCTTACGCGAGCGAAATGGTGTCCTCGGCTGTGCCGCGGCGGAACGCCATGGCAAAGTCGGCGTTGACGAACGTCCCCGTCGTGCTAGCCCGGAGACCCTTTTCGATGGTGCCGGTGACTTCCTTCCGCTCGCCGAACGACGAAGCCCCGCCAGTTCCCGCGAACGTGAGCAACGTGCCCCATGTACCGTCGGCGCCATCCGTGGTGTCGGCCGAGTCCTCGATGAGGAAGGTCGGCGTGCCGCTGTCCCGTTCCTCGTACATCAGGTAGCCAACGCCACCGTAGGCCGTCTGGCTTTCCACGAGACCCGTAGACGACCCGGCGGACGCATGAGTGACCTGCCCGGCCGTGAGATTCTTGGCCCACTCCAGCGGATAGCCTGCGGACGCCTGGCCCTCAGCGGAGAGACCGAGCGACCCATCTCCCGGGCGGTTGGCGTCGAGCGTCGCCTGCTGAGCCACCAGCACCGCGCATTCGCCCCCAAGGCTGGCGCCGATCGACAACGCGAGCACGATGTCCGTGGCGGTCATCTTCGACCACTCGTGGAAGCTCGACCCGGCGGCAGCTGTCCGATTTGCGGCGGCGCCGTCGTTGAAGAACCCGGTAAACCCGAGCCGGCCATCTCCGAGCAGCTGGATGCGCTCATTGGCCGACTTGTCGATGCCCGTGTTGTCCTGGCTGGCCCGCGGCGACGCGATGGTGTTCACGGCGCCGATGTCCCCGGACACGTTGATACCGTTCCAGAAAAAGCGGGAGTTGAGGCCACTACGCTTCGCCACTGGTCACCTCCACGATGAACCCCCGCCGGAGCGGTTCGATTGGCTGGCCGCCGTCGTAGATGTCCCCCTCGTACCAGGCGCGCACCTCCCCATCGACCATCTGCCGGAAGATCGGGATGCGATCGCCGTTGACCGTTGCCGGCAGCCCGCGTGGGTTCGCCACCCGGTAGGTCGCTGCGATTGGCTTTGGTTTACTAGGCACTGATAGCCTCCCCCTCAAGGTTGTCGAGAATCAGTTCGAACATCAGGGCGCGGTACTGGATCGACGGGCTGATCCCCGGCGATGGCCCAAAGCCCACCTGCGAGTCGGTGATCTCGAGGTCGGTCAGATTGCTGTTGATGGTGCTGTTGGCCCGGAAGCGCCGGCGGATGTTCGTGTCGATGGTGGCGATGTCCGCGTCGAGCGCCTCCAGCGTGTCGCGTTCGTTCTGCTTCACCCAGAAGACGCCCACCTGGATGACCGCGGCGTACATGACGTTGCCGAAGGTCTCGCGGTTCCCACCGGAGGTGATCGCATCGCGGCGCCCGACGTACCAGGCGAAAGCGTGCGGCCCGCCCAGCGGCAGGCCCAGCGGCTCCCCGATGCCAACCGATTGGAAGGCCGCGGCCCCGGCCGAGTTCAACACCGCCACGAGTTCCGTCTTGATCGCCGCCAGAATGCTGGTCCAGTTGGGAACGCTCTCAGCCATTGGTCGCAACCTTTCGGCTTCGATAGGCCGCATCCCGAAGGCGCCTGCATTCGCGGCACTGTCTATGCCCGTTTTGCCTCACCTTCAGGTTGGCACCGCCCAAGATGTGGCCGCGAATGCAGTGTGTTTGCCGAGCGCGGAGCGCGGGCGGGGCACTTCCACGGAGAACATTCTCCGCATGTCCCAGCGCCCGAAGATGGGCTGGCCGGACGCAGTTGCGCGTGTTGCATAGGTGGTCAATTTCCATCCCGGCGGGAAGGTGGCCCACAAATTCTCGGTAGGCGAACTGGTGGGCGCGGATGGGGCCGCCATCCCAAAACTCACCATAGCCATTGGCATTGGTCGAACCTGTCCACGTCCAGCATTCACCGGATGTATCGACCTTATCCCAAAACCTTTGGAGAGCGGTTCTAGCCATTGAGCACCGTCGCGATCTTGTCGGCGATGAACGACTGGTCGATCTGGCGGACGCGTGTAGCGGTGCGGCTGAATATGTCGTACTGCTTGCGGAGTTTCACGCCCCGGCGGGTGCCCCGGGAGATCCACACGCGCGTCGGGCGGTCCGCGTCAGGCCAGACGTCGGTAGGCGCGATGTAGGCGTAGCCGATGTTCCCGCCCGACCGGACGCGGATGATGTCTACCGAGCGCAGCAGCCGGCCGGTGTCGATGAGCCCGCCCGCCGCGATGTGCGACGCCATGATGTCGTCGGCTTCCTCGGCCAAGTCCTGGATACCCTCAGCGACAGCATCCTTGAACTTCGCGATCGCATCGTCGGCAAAGAGCGGTCCGGAGAGTTCGATGTAGGTAGAAGGGCGGCGTGCCATCATCCAACCGCCCATCGTTTGTAGGCGTGAACTGCAGAGCGCCAGCGCGCAAATGTCGCTCGCGTACCGGGAGTGCCTTGAGCATCTCCCGTGAGCGATACCGCCGCGTCGTAGCCGCCCTGCGAGTCCCAGCGCAGCCCGACAACCCGCTCGGCCACGGCACGTTCCACATCGCGCGGGTAGCGCCGCACGTACACGTCGGAGTTGATCACATGCGTCACAGCCGTCGTGCCGTTGATGCCGCGCACCACCGTCAACGTCACGGTGCTGACCGCCGTGACCTCCATCTGCTCGCTCTCGATCACGATGGTATCGCCGGGGTAGATGAGCGCGGCGGCCGTCAGATCGAGGGTGATGTCCGTCTCGCTCGCGTCCAGCTCCTCATTGGTATCCACCAGCGCGTCTTCGAGTTCGTAGCTATAGCCCCAGAGCCCGACGAGCTTGATGGCGCGTTTCGCGGTCGGCCACGCGGAGAGCTGCGTACCGTTGGGGTTCAGGTCGAGCCGCACGATCGGCGTGTTGCTGTCGCCCTCGCGCTCGCGCACCACGAAATAATCCGTGGTCTCGGCCAGCGTGAGTTCGTAGGTGTCGTCGCCGTCGTCGTCCACGGTGAGCGTGGTGATGCTGGCCAGGTCCTGCGACAGCCGCATCTCCCTCCCGCACGCGCGGGGATGGCGGTTGAGGTGGCGGGTTGAGAGCCGAGCAACAAAGTCGCGCCCGGTCTCGCGTTCGAACTCGCGGCTCACCTGCTCGATCAGCGGCTCCAGGGTAGCGTCAAGCGCCGTGGTGCCAGAGACACCAGCGGGGTCGCGCTTCACGTCGCCGAGCCGAGCGAGGTTGTTCATCAGACCCCCAACAGCGACTGGTAGATCCCGTAGAGGCTGGCGACCTCCGCGGCCGTGAGCGCCTTGCCAGCGATGAACGGCATGGAGATGCGCCCGTGGAACTCCGCCACCGGTATCGCCGTCACTCCGGAACACCCGACCGTCAGGGGCGCCGCCGTGTCCTCCATGGCCACATAGCTGCCCGATTCGGTGGTTGCCCCATCATTGACGAGCTGCGCATCGACGTAGAGGTTGACGACCGGGGCGGCCTCGCCCCCGTCGTAGGTAGCCACCACGAAGTGCTGCTGGCCGACAACGAGCGCGTCGTCACTGACCGCGATCTCCGTGGCGCTCGCCGAGGCGTCGTGGAGTTCGAGGCTCAGCTTGCCGTTCGAGTCGATGAACAGCCGCCACTCTTCCAGGTTCCCGGCGCTGTCGTACTTCGCGATGATGACGTTGGTGTTGATGGCGTTCGGGAGAATCCACGCGCCGACGCTGAACGGGCTGTCAACCGTCCCGTTGCCGAAGCTGTAGTTGGCGTGGTCCGCGCCGCCGGCCATGTGGTGGTCGCCGGTCGGGTGGAAGTGGTAGCTGTGGACGCCGCCGACGTGCGCGTAGGGCGCGAAGTCGTCTTCCAGCGCCTCGGCAGCGCCGGCGGTTTCGGCGGGCGCCAGGTCGGTCGGGGCGATGCCCGAGACAAGGAGCCCGGTCGATTCCAGGCACGGCCAGAGCGCGGGCTTGGTCGTGCCGAGAATCGACATGATGGCGCTCAGGTGGCGCATGGTCTGCCAGGCCGGGAGCGTCATTTAGGTGCTCGCCGTTCCGACCAGACCGGCCGTGGTGTACAATGACATCATCGCTGAACTCATCGAGGTACAGAATGTCTCGTACGTCATGGAACAAGGGCCTCCCTGCTTGGAATAAGGGGCTCAAACTCAAACCGCATCCGGAGCGCATTGCCGATCTCAGTGGGCAAAGATTTGGCCGTCTGACTGTTGTTTCTTTGGCCGGCCAAGCCAGGGATCGATCTAGCCTGTGGCTGTGCCTTTGCGATTGCGGCGGCACGTGCACTCCGCCCGCTAGAAACCTCCGCAATGGACACACCCGTAGTTGCGGGTGTCTTCAACGCGAGACCGCTGCGGCCGCTAAGGTACGGTTGCGGCACGGGCTGACTGAGTCGAAGGAGTACCGGGCATGGAGCCACATGAAGGATCGGTGCTTCAACCCCAACAACAATTCGTTCGGCCGCTACGGTGGTCGCGGCATCGTTGTCTGCGAACGCTGGCGCGATTCCTTCGAAAGCTTCTTTGCTGATATCGGGCCTGCCCCGACGCTGCAACACACCATCGAACGCATCAACGCCAATGGCGACTATGCTCCCGACAATGTGCGATGGGCGACGCAGACCGAACAGCAACGGAACCGGAGTACCAATGCGGTGATCACCCACAACGGAGAATCCATGCCGATCAGTGCGTGGGCTGAACGAACGGGCATCCCGATCCATACTCTCGGGGCGCGTGTGCGCCGAGGGTGGACGACTGAGCGAGCGCTGACTGAAACGGTCCGTATTGATAGGCGTCACTCCTAGGTTGAGGCAGTACCCACGAGGCCGGCCGCCTCGGTGACCACGTTCGAGAAGTAGTTCTGGACCATAGCGCAGCTCGACGGGTCGATCACCGCGCCCAGAGCCACGGTGTAGCCGATGAACCCGTAGTTGTGCCCGATGATCCCGTTGCACCCGGCAACCAGGTCCACGACGCCCGCGATGTTCTCGATGGCGATGTTGTGGATGCGGTTTCGCAGGATCTGCACGTCCAGCGAGGCCGTGGTGATTCCGTTGATCGCCGACGTGGTGAAGTCGCCGCTGATGTAGTTGTCCTCGATGATCGCTCGGTCCGCGCCCACCAGCCGGATGCACTCGGTGGAGGTCGTAGTGATCGGAGTCGCATCGAGCGCCGCCAGGTAGTTGAACGTGCACCGCCGCACCGTCAGCTCGTCGGCGTTCGCGTCCGTGATGATCGTGATGAGGTTGGTTTCGTCCGCGGCGTCGTTGCCGTAGAAGTCGCAGTCCTCGATGGTGAAGCCCGCGGCGTTCACGTCGATGGGGGCTGCGCAGCTTGCGATGTCCGTCACGAACCGGATGTTTTGGAAGGTGATGTTGGCGGCATCGATGTCGATGTCCGCAGAATCAATCGTGTCAAACGTGATGGTCGGCCGGTTCCTTCCGAACCCCAGGCCGATGACCTTCACGCCGGCGATGTCCGCATCGATGCCAGCCGCGGCAGAGACGCTTTCCGTGTGCCCGGGCATCAGGTAGACGACGTCGCCTGCTCCCAGCAGGTCGCTGGAGAATGCGTAGGCGAGGCTCAGGAACGGGGTGTCCGGGTGCTGGCCGTGGCCCACGGTGTTTCCACCGCCGGCTGCCGACGCATCGACGAACCACACGTCACGCGGGTGCTGTTCGAGGTCGATGACCGAGAGCGCCCCACCGGGCTGCTGGATTCCGAAGAGGATGGATCGCGTTGGCATTTCCGGGTGACTCCTTGTTCATGCCAGGAGGGTTGGCCGGGGGCCCGTCCTCCCCCGGCCAACTGGCTCAGGACGGCTTAGGCGAGCGCGCTCCGCAGGTTGGCGGGAGTGCGCTGGACCTTGAGGTCAACGAGTTGCGCCCAGGCGGCGGCGAGCTTGGCGCCGGAACCGCCGGCGACAACGGCCGACACGCTCAGGGCGGTGTAGCCGTCGCCGAGGTCGGCGGCGGAGAGGTGGAAGCAGATGAGGGTCGAGGTTTCGCCCTCGGCATCATCGAGGACCACAGTGGCGCCGTCGGAGTCCAACATCACCGTGCTCTTGGCCCAAGTCCCGACTCCAACCACCGTCGCGGCCGAACCCTGCTTGTAGTAGTAGTAGGGGTGAGCGATGGCAGTCAGGT